TCCGCACATGCAGGACACTTTAAGTCACTTCTTAATGAACTTGCACTTAAGAAGTCATTTAGACCTGATATTATTTTTATTGATTACCTCAATATTTGTTCTTCCTCTAGGTATCGCGGAAACAGCAACATTAATTCTTATACTTTCGTCAAGGCAATTGCTGAGGAACTTAGGGGGCTCGCCGTTGAGTTTAATGTCCCAATTGTATCCGCTACTCAGACCACTCGTTCAGGTTATGGTAGTTCTGATGTTGAACTTACTGATACTTCTGAATCCTTTGGTCTTCCTGCTACTGCTGACCTTATGTTTGCCCTTATTAGCACTGAAGAGTTGGAAGGTCTTGGACAAATATTGGTGAAACAACTTAAGAACCGTTATAATGATCCAACCATTCACAAGAGATTTGTGGTTGGTATTGATAGAGCAAAGATGCGTCTTTATGATTGCGAACAATCTGCTCAACAAGACATACTTGACTCTGGACAAGAAGAAGAGTATGATTATGAAGAAAAGAAACCTAAAAAATCATTTGAAGGATTTAAATTCTAATGACTAAAGTTATTGATACAAACAAATATATTGAATTCGTTCGTCAAACTACAAGTCCTGCAAGTAGTGATCTTGCGGCACTTCTTGCTCGTATTACTGAACTAGAAGCAACTGCGGATGCTGATGTTCCTCGTCTTCTCACTGCTGCTCTGGGTATGAGTGCAGAAGCGGGTGAGTTTACTGAAGTTGTCAAAAAGATTGTTCTTCAAGGCAAACCTTATAACGAAGAGAATGCTTTTCACCTGAAGCGTGAACTTGGTGATATCTGCTGGTATCTATCTCAGGCATTTATGGCTCTTGATACTAACTTTGAAGAGATTCTTCAGATGAACTATGAGAAACTGAGTGCTCGTTATCCTGAAGGTACTTTTGATGTTTATCGTTCTGAAAATCGTGTGGAGGGAGATCTGTGAGTAAAGAAAATCAAGTAACAGTTAAGATGGATGTTCGCAGTGCAGCTGCAGTGCGTCAAATTCTTTTTGAAGCGCAAAGGGGATATACATATGATGAAGTAAGTGTTCCTCCTCGTATCGCTGATGTTCGTGAAGTCATTCAACAACTTGATGATAGTATTGGTGCTGTAGTTGGTGTTTGATAAATAAATCGGAAGGTTGCTCTAACCCTCTTGACTTTTAGTTGAGAGGGTTTTATAATATCTGAACTTGGGGAATTAGCTCATTTTGGTAGAGCACCGCCTTTGCACGGCGGGGGTGAGGGGTTCGAGTCCCCTATTCTCCATTCTAAATACTTAAAAAGTATTAAGTAAATGGCTAGAAATACTGACCTAGCAGACGTTAATGAAATATATGTTGCTTTTGTTCTAAACGGAAATAAATTTCCAGATTCTGCTTCGGAAGCGCAATATAATAAAAAACTAGCACTTCTTACTCCAGAACAAGGAGAACAACAAATAGGAAGAGCAATTGTTATGGTTGAGGAGTTTTTGAAGTGGGCTAAATCTAATGGTTATAGTGGAGTTCAAGAAACATATTGGACTGCTCGCCCAGGTTTTTCTTTCAAAGATGTTGTTGGTGTGGATGTAGATCAAAGAAAAAATCCAACTGATGTTTTAGTAAAATTTAGAAAAGGTGGATTTTTAGGATTGTCTGCTAAGTCAACTTCTGGAAAGGGTGATATTGGATTTAAAAATCCTGGCGTTGGAACCGTAGATAGCGATTTGGGATTGAAGTTGAATGATATAAACAAAAAAGCGCAGGAAAAAATAGTAAAATCTTTTAATTTGCCTGCATCTGCATCAGCAAGAAAAACTGCTATTAGGGCAAATAAGGCATTACAAAAAGAAACAGATTCTCTTGGAAGTTTAGTTCTAAGTGAATGTAGAAATGCCTTATTGAAAAAATTAAATACTATGGACCAAACAAAGAGAAGAGATTATATAATTAAAAGTTGGATTGATGCAAGTCAAGAATTATATCCCCCATATGTAAAAGTTACTGGAAGGGGAACAAAATCACCATATTCTGCATCGGTTGAAGATCCTCTAAATAATCCTAAACTTAAAGCAATATTAAGTGATAAAATTATTTTTGAAGATGTTGGAAATGATTCTGTTGGTGTAAAAGCAGGATCTAAAAAAATATTAAAAATGAGATTTAAATTTGAGTCTGAAAAATTAGCAAGTAGTTTAAAAATGTCTGGGGATCCCTGGTAATAAATATAAGTATATTAACGCACAATATGAAGAGTTTTTCAAGATTTTTATCGGAAGCAACACAATCTCAAGCATCTCAGCAGGCTCAAAAACTGGGTCTTAAGGGAGATGGTCACGGTGGATGGGTAGATCGTTCCGGTAAAGTTGTGGCAAGAACTGATAAAGGAAAACTGAAGTTCATTCATGGTCGTCAAGCAGCAGGAGCACAGGAACCTGCGGCAGCACCAAGGCAGGCAGGCGCTGCACCTATGCCTCAGCAACCACAAGCAGCACAAGCACCCGTTCCTGCCGCTCCTCAAGCACCTGGAGCAGCACCACAGGACCAAGAGCAACAACAGGAACTCCCACCATTGACTGTTGTATTTGGTCGTTTCAATCCACCAACAGTCGGACACGAAAAACTTCTGAAGTCTGCGAAGAGAATTTCTGCTGGTGGAGATATTAAGATCTATCCATCAAGATCTCAGGATCCAAAGAAAAATCCATTGGATCCAAATAAGAAAGTTTCGTTTATGAAGAAGATGTTCCCTGAATTCAAAGACAACATCATCAATGACGATGATATGAAGACCATCTTTAATGTTCTTGTTGCGGCAAATGAAGATGGATACACAAGTGTAAACATTGTTGTTGGTTCTGATCGTCAAGCAGAGTTTGAGAACCTAGCGCAAAAGTATAATGGAGATCTTTATACCTTCGATCAAATTCGTGTAATCTCCGCTGGTGTTCGTGATGCAGATGCTGAAGGTGTAGAGGGAATGTCTGCATCTAAGATGAGAAAGGCAGTAATGGATGATGACTTTGCATCATTCCGCAGAGGAACTCCAAAGACACTTGATGATGCTGAGACTAATAATCTCTTCAATGCTGTTCGTCAGGGAATGGGTGCAAAGAAGTCAAAAGTAAAAATTAAAAAAGAAAGTTATAATCTTTGGGAGATTGCTCCAAAGTATGACATGAGAAATCTTCGTGAGAATTATGTGAGAAATAAAATTTTTAGAATTGGTGATAGAGTTGAGAACTTAAATACTGGACTGGTTGGTGAAGTAATGCGTAGAGGAACCAATCATTTAATCTGCGTCACTGAAGAAGGTTATATGTTTAAGTCCTGGATTAAGGATTTGATGGAATATACTGAAGTTAAGATGGATAGTCCTATGAGGGACAAGACACATCCTAATACACTTGTAGGAACTTTAGGTGCATTTAAGCATTATGCAAAAATGACGCCAGGAGCAGTTGGAACTAACAGTCAAAATCTTCAAAAGGGTGGTAAGGCATACGGAGTGAATTTCATAAATAAGTATAGAAAAATAAAAGAAAGCGTTTATTAAGATGTCTATAAATCCTCTGAACGATATATCCAAAGTATATTTGGAGAAGGTTGCTGTTGATGAAACCTCTCATCTTGAGACTAATATGAAGAAGCGTCGTAAAGAAAATGAGAAATCAGTTGAAGATATGAAGAAAACTGATGCCTATAAGAGTATGGCGGCAACAGCAGCGAAGAAGTTTGATGAGGAATTCGTAGACCCCGAGCACGGTGAAGCACCTAGTGGAAGGTCTCCACTACAAAATGTTTCCGACCACCCTAAAGCATCTGTAAGAAAGAAAGCAGTGAAAGGATTTAGAAAACAAATGGAAAAGGAGTATGGTGGAAAGTGGAAATCCAGAAGCAATGATCCTGTTAAAGAAGCACTCGATCCTGTAGGAAAGGAAGATGCTGATGTAAATAATGATGGTAAGAAAGGAACCAATGCTGATAAGTATCTTATGAAGCGTAGAAAGGCAATTGGTAAGGCAATCTCAACTCAAGAAGCAAAAGAAGTTAAGAGATGGTGGGATGATGATGGTGATGGAAAGGGTTATGAAGAGGGAGAAGTTTCTGGTAAGTTTAAGAAAAAGAAAAAAATTAAGGAAGGATTCTCAAACTGGAGACAAGACCTTTCCGAAGTAATGGATGTAGTTGATAAAGAACAGAATGATAAGAAAATTACTGAAAAGAAAGTAAATAATAAAATCAAGATTAACCCATCGATGGGTGAGGCAGTAGAAAATCTTGGCGGAACTCTTTTAGAGATGGTAGAGATTGATGAGGTAGATTATATTGTTGAGAGTGTTTATGTTGAACTTCTAGAAGAAGGATATGAAGAAGATGATATTGAAGAAGCAATTGAGTATTCGTTGACTGAAGCAAAGGTAACTTTTGGTCACGACACTGCTACTGAAAAGAAAAAGAGTGGTTTGATGACTGCTGCAAAAGCAAGACTTTCTTCACTTAAGAAGTCTGCAAAACAAGCAGTAGCAACTGGCGCAAGAAAAGTTGCTAAAGGAGCATTAAAAGTTGCCCGTAAAGTAGAAGGCGGAGATAAAACTCCAAGCTCAGCACATACTGGAACAAGAAAGGCATCAACCTATCGTGGTGCTGGCGTGGGTCAAAAGGAAAGAGTAAGTAGTGGTTCTTATCAAGCACCTACCAAAAAGAAAGCAGAAAAACCTGCTGATCCTTGGGAGGGAAGTGCATCAACTCCACCTAAAGCAAAAGCAAAAAAACCAAAGGCGGTAACTAAGACAACTAAAGCACCCGCTCCGAAGAGAAAAAGAAAATCAAAATTAGATGATTTGCTTGCATCAGTCCGTAGTGAAAATGTACAACTTGATGAATTGGGACCATTAGGAGCTGGACTTGCTCTGGGAGGTGCTGCTCTTGCAGGATATGCTATTAAAAAAGCTTCTGATACTATGCAGCAAAAAAGAGAAAAAGTAACTGCACCCTCTACTCCTAAACCAACTCCATCTTCATCATTATCCGATAAAATGAGATCAAGAAATCAGCAGATGAAAGATCTAATGCAATCTTATGAAATTGATGGCGATTTGGTTGATGAGCAAAGTTTTGATATTAATTCTGCTACACATAGACAACAACAAAGAATTGAAAAGGCAACGAAATTGCAACAAGCAACAAAAGGTGCTGAATCTAGTGCAGCAAGTGCTGCTGTGAAAAGACTTGGCGGTTCAGGAGTTAGCCTTCCTCTTGCAAATTCTTACGAAGTGGAAGGTAAATTGATTGACGAAAAAACTCTATCAAAGACAGAAACTAAGAAGAAAGAAGAGATTGTGAAATCTATGAAGGATAAAGCAGCAGACTTTGAAAAAAGATATCCAGGACGTGGTAAAGAAGTAATGTATGCTACTGCTACGAAATTAGCAAAGAAAATAGCAAGATAAAATCCTAAATAAGATAGGATACATATGGGAGGTCATTATGTCTATTGGAGCATTACTTGCTTTCTATAAAGCAAACGAAGCCGCAATTTTAACAATTTTACTCATTATTTCTGAGTTTCTTGGTGCAAATCCAAAAATTAAAGCAAATGGAATTATTTCATTTATTCTTGAGCAAATTCGTAGTAAGGCAAAAGATGGTGGTGGAATAGATCCAACCCCTTGATATAATCTTATATAATTCAACAGAGACCTCAAAAATGGGGTCTCTGTTTTTTATAAATATTTCTACGAATAAAATTAGTACAGGTAAAAAGAATGGCACTCTGGGGAATTTCCACAACTACTGAAACTGCTGATAATAATTACGCTATTCCAAAGTATAAGCATAGTGTAGATAGAAATAGAACACCTTGGAACACCTTTGCTGATGTTCGTGGTTGGATTTATAGAAGATATGGAACAACCGAGCAATCTGGATTGTCATCTTCATATTATGATGAGGTTTTAGTTCCTGTTGTTGGATTAAATACTGGAACTGATGTTGCAGGAAATCCTGGATTGAATAACACTGGTCTCGGTACTGCTACTCCAGTTGCTGTTTTCTTTGAAGATCCTAATTTAGCATCTCCAATTTCTATTGGTGCAGGTGGAACTACTGGTATTGGAACTGGTAGAACAGGTTACGTTCATGTTGTGTGGAACGAAAATGTATATTGTTCTGCTGGTGCAACCATTAGAATTCTTAGATCAACAGGAACTGCATTGATTGGAACTGCTTCATCTATTGGTGCCGAGGTAGTTAACTATACGAATAATTATGGTGATGTTGTAGAAACTTTCAATGGTCAGATTTCTAATAGAATTGCATTTGCTTTCCCAGTTCCAGTTGCATTATCTGGAATAGGTACTGTTCTTTCAATTGATTTGGGCGCTGGTGTTGTTGGTACAATTACTGATTTCTCAGGTGGCGGCCCAGTAAACAAAACATTATCTTCAAATCTTATTTGCAATGTTGGTGGTGCTGGAACTTATTTGTCCGGAGTTGGAATTGGTACTACAACATTAACAATTGTTGCTTGATTAATATATGATTTTTAATGAACTGAATGAGGATAATTTTCTCTTATTTGCTATTAAAAATTATGAAAATCCTCAAGCAGTCACTAAAGAAGACTTTGAAAAGGATTTAAATCATTTTAAATATATTAAAAGATTGTTGAAAAGATATAAAAGAGAAGGTGAATTAAAAACTCATCTTCTCTTAAATCATTTTATTATTCTTTACAATATTTTTGGTGAAGCAACAACTCCCATGTTATTTTTTAAGATAGAAAAAGATCTGTGGTCTTATTTAAAATCATTTATTGTTTTTCTAAATAGACTACCTGAGTATCCAAAATCTGGTATTCATGATATTCAAGTTGATCTTTATTGCTTAGCAGAACTCAATAAAATCTACAATGGAAAAGAAGAAACTTGATTGGATCGTTTCAATTATAAGAGAACAAATGGTTGCAAATGCTCCAGGTGCTTCTGGTGGATTTTCTGGTTCTGCGGATCCAAAAGGTCCTGTTGCTGGATTTGATCCTTTATTGGGAAAAAAGAAGAAAGATGGAACAGTAGATTTTAGAAGAATCAAACCAAATTATAGAAGATGGGTAAAGGATAAATAATTTTAATACTACTTGAGGTATTTGTTTCATAGGGGTAGTAGGAGAAATAATCACCTCAACGACAATGTTTAATCAAAATACATCTGCAGACACTAAAATTGCTGTCCTTGAAGAAAGACTCTCTGCATATGAAGTTATGATGAACAAGATTGACGAAGCAATACAATTAATGGGTAAGACAAGTCAGAATATTAGTAAAATGCTGGCAGTTCACGAAGAAAAAATAGATCAGTGTAATAAAACTGATGATTTGATTTCAAAAATGCTTAATGACTTAAAAGATGAAAGTGAAAGGCATTGTGAAGCAGTCAATAATAGAATAGAAAAAATAGAAACAAAATTAGACGAGTTTGTAAAATATCGTTGGATTATAGTTGGTGTTTTTGCAGTTGTTTCTTTTGCTTTTTCACAATCCCATATGGTGGTTGACTTTTTGACTCCAGATTCACCTCAAGTATATACGCAACAAAAATAAATAGTTGAGTGTTGGCGTTAGAGCCAATGAAAACTCAAAAGAAAGTCACTCTTTACACACTACAAAAAACAACAAATTCTGTTGTAAAGTGGACTGGAATAATCACCTCACTTTGCCTTGACAAATCCAAATAAACTGGTAGAATACATCAACAGATTAAAGGTTGGTTATGGACTTTGTTGATGTAAAGTACATCAATTTGATTTCTGCGCGATTTCAAAAGTTTAAGAAAGTAAAGCACAATCTCTATAACTTTCGCTGCCCTATTTGTGGAGACTCGCAGAAGAATAAGAATAAAGCACGGGGATATTTGTATCAAGTCAAAAGTAATACAAACTTTAAGTGTCATAATTGTGGACTCAATATTTCTTTTAATAATTTCCTCAAACAACTAGACCCAGTAATCTATAAACAATATACTTTTGAAAAATTTAAGGATGGAAAGACTGGTAAAAACTTTACAGTAGATGATCCAAAGTTTCATTTTGAAGTACCAAAGTTTAAACCTAAGTTAGATTTACCAAAAGCATCTGAGAATTCCATAGCAAAATCTTACTTAGAAAAGAGAAAATTAAATCCGGATAAATTTTATTATAGCGACAAATTTAAGGAGTGGACTAACTCTCTCCACCATACATTCGACAGCACAGAAAGAGATGAACCAAGGATTATTATTCCTTTGTTCTATCAAAATACTCTAGTCGGATTTCAGGGAAGAGCACTTGGTCCAAATAAGATTAAATATATTACTGTGATGTTAAATGATGATGCCCCAAAAATCTATGGTCTCGATGAAATACAAAAAACTGAAACTGTCTACATCACCGAAGGTCCATTTGACTCAACATTCATTCGCAACGCGATTGCTTTATGTGGAGCTGATGGTGATATTGTCAAGTGGGGTATTAGCAGGTGTGTTTGGATTTACGATAACGAACCACGTAATGCAGAAATCCATTCAAGAATCTCTCGTATTATCGATAGAGGAGAAAAAGTCGTCATTTGGCCTTCATCAATAAAAGAAAAGGACATTAATGAAATGGTTCTATCTGGACTAGATGTTCAGTCTGTGGTAGAATCAAACATATACTCTGGACTAGAAGCAAAACTAAAATTTACCACTTGGAAGAAAATATGAGCAACGGAACAAAAGTAAAGAAGCGAGATGGTCGCATTGAGTCTCTTGACCTAGACAAGATGCATTTGATGGTTGAAGAGGCGTGTAAGGGTCTTGCAGGGGTCTCTGCGAGTCAAGTTGAGATGACCTCCGGTATTCAATTTTATGACGGAATCACTACTGGGGAGATTCAGGAAATCCTGATTCGTTCTGCCTCTGACTTGATTGATCTGGATCATCCAAATTATCAATATGTTGCCGCTCGTCTGCTTCTTTTTGCAGTTCGCAAGCAACTTTACGGAAGAATGAAAGAGATTCCTACTCTGGAACAACACATTTATACTTGCGTAAATGCTGAAGTTTATGATAGTGATATTTTCAACAAATATTCTAAAGAAGAAATACAACGTGCCGATTCTTATATCGATCATGATCGTGACTTCTTGTTCACTTATGCAGGTTTACGTCAGGTCGTTGATAAGTACCTTGTTCAAGATAGAAGCAGTGGTGGAGTATATGAGACTCCCCAGTTTATGTACATTATGATTGCTCTAACTATCTTTGCAGAGTATTCAAAAGAAACCCGTATGTCATATGTTAAGAGGTACTATGACGCAATCTCAAAGCACAAAATCAACATTCCCACACCTATCATGGCGGGAGTGCGAACTCCACTTCGACAATTTGCTAGCTGTGTTCTTGTTGATGTTGATGACACCCTCGATAGCATCTTTAGTTCTGATATGGCAATTGGCAGGTATGTTGCACAAAGGGCGGGAATCGGCATTAACGCAGGTCGCATCCGTGGCATCAACAGTAAGATCAGAGGTGGAGAAGTTCAACACACAGGTGTTGTCCCTTTCCTCAAAAAGTTTGAAGCAACTGTCCGATGCTGCACTCAAAATGGCATCCGAGGTGGATCAGCAACTGTCCACTTCCCAATCTGGCACCAAGAAATCGAAGACATCCTAGTGCTGAAAAACAATAAAGGTACGGAGGATAATCGTGTTCGCAAACTTGACTATAGCATTCAAATCAGCAAACTCTTCTATGAGAGGTTCATTCAGGACGGTGAGATCACGCTTTTTTCCCCACATGATGTACCTGGACTATATGATAGCTTCGGACTCTCTAGTTTTGATGATCTCTACGTTTCGTATGAGAAAGATCCGTCCATTAAGAAAAAGACTGTTAAAGCGCAAGAACTTATTCTTAACCTCCTTAAGGAACGTGCGGAAACAGGTCGTGTCTATATTATGAATATTGACCATTGCAATTCACATTCTTCATTTAAGGATAAAGTGAATATGAGTAATCTCTGTCAGGAAATTACTCTTCCAACTGATCCTATCCAGCATATTGATGATAATATGGGGGAAATTGCTCTCTGTATTCTTTCTGCAATCAATGTTGGGAAAGTAAAGTCTGATGAAGAACTTGAAGAACTTTGTGATCTTTCTGTTCGTGGACTTGATGAGCTGATTGACTATCAAAAATACCCAGTAAAGGCAGCAGAAATTGCCACCAAGGCTCGTCGTTCTCTTGGAATTGGTTTTATTGGACTTGCTCATTACCTTGCTAAACTTGGGTTTAATTATGATTCTCAAGAAGCGTGGGATGCTGTTCATGGACTTTCTGAGTCTTTCCAGTATTATCTTCTGAAAGCATCAAATCAACTTGCGAAGGAAAAGGGTTATTGTGAATATTTTGGTCGCACCAAGTATGCCGACGGTATTCTTCCAATTGATACCTACAAAAAAGATGTAGACGAAATTTCTTCTATTTCATATGAACACAATTGGGAAAGTCTTAGAGCATCCATCCTGGAGTACGGTCTTAGACATTCAACACTGTCCGCACAGATGCCATCGGAGAGCAGTTCCGTTGTGTCAAACGCAACCAATGGAATTGAACCACCCCGTGATTACTTGTCCGTTAAGAAATCGAAGAAAGGGCCTCTTAAGCAAATTGTTCCACAGTATCATACTCTTAAGAACAATTATACGCTTCTTTGGGATATGCCTAGCAATACTGGTTATATTAATGTTGTTGCAGTTATGCAGAAATTCTTCGATCAAGCAATTTCTGGAAACTGGTCCTATAATCCGGAGAATTATGACAACAATGAAGTTCCTACTTCAGTAATGGCAAATGACTTTTTGACTACATACAAGTACGGGTGGAAAACTTCTTACTATCAAAACACTTACGATATTAAGACTGATGAGGTGGTAGAAGAAAAACCCAATCTTCAAGATTTACTAAGTGAGTTAAGTTCAGTAGAGGAGGGAGAGTGTGAATCCTGTGCAGTTTAAAATTTCTTCTGTAGAAGAACCCCAAACAAATATTAAAGGAATGACTGTTTTTAATACTGAGAAAGTTGACACTAAAAAACAACCAATGTTTTTTGGAAAACCACTGGGAGTTCAAAGATACGATTCATACAAATATCCCATTTTCGATAAACTTACGACACAACAACTAGGATACTTTTGGAGACCTGAAGAGGTCTCTCTCCAGAAGGATCGTGGAGATTATCAAACTCTTCGTCCTGAGCAAAAGCACATCTATACTTCTAATCTAAAGTATCAGATTATGCTTGATTCTGTTCAGGGTCGTGGTCCTGGAATGGCATTTATTCCCTATTGCTCTCTTCCTGAATTGGAAGCGTGTATGGAAGTGTGGGGATTTATGGAGATGATTCATTCACGATCCTATACCTATATCATCAAGAACGTTTATTCTGACCCCTCTGAGGTTTTTGATACTATCATCGGAGATGAGCGCATTCTAGAGCGTGCTAGGACCGTTACAGAGTCTTATGATGACTTCATTCAATCCGCACAAAGTTATGGAACATCCAGTGATTGGATGTTTAGACTTGAAGGAGTACAAAACGCAAAGGAAACTCTCAACGATGTCAAACGAAAATTGTACAGAGCAGTCGCAAACGTTAATATTCTTGAAGGTATTCGCTTCTACGTTAGTTTTGCTTGTTCTTTCGCCTTTGGTGAACTTAAGCTTATGGAAGGATCAGCTAAAATCATCTCTCTTATTGCAAGAGACGAAAACCAACATCTAGCACTTACTCAGAATATTCTGAATAAGTGGAGAGAGGGTGATGATCCAGAAATGCAGCAGATTATGAAAGAAGAGGAAGAGTGGACATATAAAATGTTTGATCGTGCTGTAAATGAAGAAAAGAAATGGGCAGATTATCTGTTCAAAGATGGTAGTATGATTGGACTTAATGATAAACTTCTTCAGCAATATGTTGAATGGATTGCAAATCGTAGACTGAAAGCGATTGGTCTCAAACCACAATACGATATTTCAGCAAATAATAATCCACTTCCTTGGACTCAGCATTGGATTTCTTCCAAAGGTCTTCAGGTTGCTCCACAGGAAACTGAGGTAGAATCTTATGTAGTCGGAGGCATTAAGCAGGATGTTACCAAAAATACTTTCGCAGGATTCCAATTATGATGAATGGTGTGAACAAGAAATCATAAATGCCTACAAAGAGGCAGCAGAATGTGATGAGTTTATGTTTGGAGATTATGACTTTTGTAAGGAATGGTTAGGTACAAATGAATAGATATAGGAGGTTATACCTCCTTTTTTAATGTCTAAAAATAAAGTAACTAAAGAAGAACTTAAGGTTCGTGTTCTAAAACTGAAGAATGATTTGCATAATGAGCATATAAGGCACGATATGGATATGAAAGGACTTGCCCATAAATATCTGAATGCAGTTCTTGATATTCTTGATGAGTACAGATATTGACTATGAAAACCCTTGGACCTATGATGGAAAAGTATTTGGTTCAAGTGATATTCAAGATTATTTTGGTTTTGTTTATCATATTCAGAATAACCTTAATGGTAGGGAATATATTGGTAGGAAGTACTTTTGGCAGTTTAGGACTCCGAAAGGAAAAAAACGTAAAGTAAAATCAGAATCTAACTGGAAGGAATACTATGGGTCTTGTCCGGAACTTAAAGAAGACATTGACAAATTTGGCAGAGAGAATTTTAGTAGAACTATCTTATCATTACATAAAACAAAGGGCAAAACAAACTTTGAGGAAACCAGACAGTTATTTGTCCACAACGTCCTCACAGAAGGACTTGACGACGGAAGGCCAAGGTACTACAATAGCAACATCCTCAACCGGTACTTCCGAAAAGACTATTATGACAGCAACGACTGAAGATATTGTTGCACACATTCGTGAATGGGCAATTGACAAGATTGAACTTCTTCACGATGCAGATCGGCATCGAAATGCCAGTGCTCTCCTATCTGAATTTGAAGAGTGGATTGATCCAGAAGGAGATGAACTTGAGATTGTTTCTTTGGAATCAGAAGACTGGACAGATGAGCAAGAAATTGATGTTCGGTAATCCTTTCATTGACAAATCCTAAATAAAAACTTATAATGTTAAAATCCCTGTTATGAGCAGGGTTTTTTATTATGAGACTTTGACTTTGATTTAGAGCCGTGGGGTCTGCCCTCTGAGAAGAGGGAAGTGCGCTTTCCCTATACGGATGTAGAGTTCTATTAATTTTAATGCTAAACTTCTTTACTGTAGCCCTGCCCCTTCTGGCATCGGTTACAACCATAACGGCAACACTGCCATCATCTGCTAGTGCTCCAAAATATTCTATTATTAAGGAGTTTGAACCAGAGAAGACAGCGATCCTAGAGGTTGCTCCCGAAAAGCCAAAAGAGAAAAGGCTAATTTGTAAAGGGTGTAATGAACACGAAAATAATACTCTTGCATTTTTGCAAGAGCGTGGAATAAAAGATAAAAACGCCCTTGCTACCATCATGGGCAATATTAGGCAAGAGTCTACATTTATACCTAATATCTGTGAAGGTGGCGCTAGGACATCATATGGTGCGTGTGGAAGAGGTTATGGACTCATCCAGTGGACTTCTGCGAACCGTTATTATGGTTTAGGTGATTTTGCCCGCAAGTTCGGTGGTTCCCCATCATCACTTGACACACAACTTCGTTATATGACTAGCGAAATTCAATGGAAACAAATTGAAGATAGAATGAAGACTCCTGGAAAATCTATCGATCATTATATGGATTACGCTTATTCTTGGATTGGGTGGGGACATCATGGTGCCCGCACTTCATATGCTTATGACTATGCTTCTCGTTTGATTCCAGTTGAGGTTGAAGTGGAAAAAACTTCATAAGTCATACAAAAACTGAATAATAAATAGAGGGGAGTGCTGCAGAGCTCCCCTTTTTTAATGCCCGAAAATTTACCAGAAGAACCAGAAGATATAATCAATATCGCATCTAAAGCAGAATATTTAAAAATAAATACTGATGTTGGTGAAATTAAGTTAAATTCATATAATCAAGTTGAAATACAACCAAAAGGAACTGTATTTGGTGCTAAATTAAAGGTTGAGGAAAATGGAGAAGTTTCTCCAATGATTACTTTTGATACAAAAAAACTCAGGGATCCAAAAAAAGATATAGATCCAAAACAAATATTAGATGATGCACTAGAGGATTTTTTTAATGAGCAGTGGTAAATTTAATATTTTTGAATTTAAGTTTGGTAAAGAGAAAAAACCTTTAAAGGAATGGATAAAAATAGGTGCGATTATTCATGGATCCTTAGACATAGTTTCTTTGATACCAGGAATTGAAAAACGAAAGGTTTTTAATTTTATAGATGAACTGCAACTTAAAATGGGTACGATTGATATTATTAATGATTATGTCATTCAAGATGGAGAGTTGTTGAAATATCGTATAGATAGAGTTATTGATAAATCTTTGGAGGAATTTAATGATTAAACTTTTCACTATTAGAGGTGGAAAAGTTAATGTGCTTGGTATTACCAAAGCAATGATAATGGCAATTATTACATCTGGTATTGTAGTTTCTATTGCTGCATATTTTAAAATTTCTGAAGATGAAATTTGGAAATTCATAGCACTTATACAACAACAACTTGGAATTGAATTTGGAGAAGATCTAAATCAGAAATTTAGAAATGAAGAGAAGTTATTAGATTTTATCATCAAAAACAAAGTAGATCAAGCCATATATGAGTATGAACGCTTGACAGGCGACTATGGAACACCTAGAATACCTTTGCCACGGTTGATAGAGAGTCCTATAGATACTTATAAGTGTTATACTAAAGAGTGTAAATCACTTGGAGGAGAAATGAGACTTTGTTCACCTTGGATGCCTGATTGTACTGGTGGGGTTCAACCGGTTGACAAAGACCAGAACCAGTAGTACAATACTCTCATAGGCAACAGGGGTCCAAACTCTGTGTAAGTCCTTCCCCTCCTATGCCTCTCAACGATGCACAAACAGGGAGGTCTCTTGGGTTAGTAACTCAGTGGAATAGAGTAACGCTCTTCTAAAGCGTGAGTCGTAGGTTCGAATCCTACCTAACCCGTTGGAGTTTATCTCCATATATAAAAGTGATAGAGAGTAAGTCACTGTTATATCCTTATGAGGTATATCACACTTACTCCATTTTGCCCTTGTATTCCAACGGTAGAGAAGGTGGACTTAGAATCCATACAGTGTAAGTTCGAATCTTACCAGGGGCACTTGACAATCAAACTTAAATAGTTTATGATTGTCTTATAAGCGGAGTTAGTTCAGCGGTAGAACGCTATCCTTCCAAGTTAGATGTCGTCGGTTCGATTCCGATACTCCGCTCTTGAAGAAATCAAAAGGTTTCTTCACTACTATTTTCTTTTCTTATGAAGGAAGAAGTTAATTCTATAAACATTGCAAGACTTCTAAGTGAACTTGAAGGTTCATACGTTCTCACCAAATATATGGGATTTGAGGATGATATGAAAATTCTTGACGAAATGAAGAAAAGATTTTATAAAATTTACTTCAAACTTTATAAGGAAGAAAAAAGTAATCCCCAATAGTTCAGTGGTAGAACTCAAAACTGTTAATTTTGCTGTCCCTCGTTCGAATCGAGGTTGGGGAGTTGAAGGGGTTGGAAATGTCCGATTCTTTCATATTGGTTCTGGGTGGAATTCCCAGCAGTTCCTTTAGGGACTGTCCTTTGTAGGTTCGATACCTACATCTCCCTTAAGGGAAATAAGAACGGCTACTGGAAACCTTTGTAGGTGCCAAAACCTCTCCCCAGGTCGATGTTTAAACTGGTGCTTGGGTGAATGTAAAGAGTGGGGACATAGGTAAAGTCCTCAACACCTACCACATCCTCTGGTAGTCTATTGGTAAGGACAGGCAGACAATGCACTTGGAAACTAGGTTCGATTCCTAGACAGAGGACACGGGCGATTAACTCAGCGGTAGAGTGCCTCCTTTACACGGAGATGGTCACTGGTTCAAATCCAGTATCGCCCACTTGATAAATAAATACAAAAAGAGTATAATGGAAAAACTGTTTAAACTCTTAAGTGATGCTCAGTCATCACTTTTTGTTTTATTTCATAAAACTTGGGCATTTCATTGGAATGTAGTTGGAGAAGATTTTACTCAACTTCATCAACTCTTTGGTGGACAGTATGAGACTATGTTTGAAGAGATCGATCGTCTCTCAGAACATATGAGATACTTAAATGTAAAACCATTAAGTTCTCTTTCAAGAATGCTTGAGGTCACTCAAATCAAAGAAGCAGCAAGTTCAACAGGAGCAAAAGAAATGCTTCAAGAACTTCTAGATAATAATAACAAATTTTGTGAGTTGATGGTAGAGATTTCGGAAGAAGCAGAAGAACAAAAGTCTTATGCAACTGCTAATCTAGTTCAAGATTTAATGGAATCTCACGGTAAGTTTGTATGGCAATTAAGATCACATTTACAGTGATGAGGATGAAGAACAATGTTATCAATAAGATGCAAAGATTGTAATAGAGAATTAATAGGACACCCATCAAAAACAGTTACTTGTGGATGTCCGAATATGGCAACAATTCGCGGAGATAAGATTTCAGCACTTGACTTATCTAGAATTGTTATGCTAAACTCCTTAAAAGAAAATCAAAAAAAAGGTGTGCTGACTTCTCAAGATATTGCTTGGCAAGAAGCACGTCGTCAACGTAAAGTAAGACGACTTGATTTTGAAGTCCGTTGAGGACTTAATATTGGAAAGGTGGTCGAGTGGTTGAAGGCTCCAGTCTTGAAAACTGGCGATGTGAAAGCATCCGTGGGTTCGAATCCCACCCTTTCCGTTAAGAAACATTAAAAATTTAATAATCTCTTCAACAGTGTTACGTATTGAACACAAAACGTTGACGATGAAAGTTCCAGAACTAGTATATAGTAGTACTACGATTCAAAAAAATGGATCAACACACCTATGATAATTGGGTGAAGATCAAGGAGACTTTTGAAGCCTCTGGCAATCTTGATAATATGTTCTATAAAAGAGCAGTTGAAATTGTTAAAACCAGAAAAGACCCTCTGGCAAAATTTCTTGGAGATGAGAAGTGATGGAACCTCAAGACGAATTTATTACTCGTTCAGAAGTTCAGGAGATGATTGATGCAGCAATACGACGACACAACCGTAATGCTTCTATCATTAGTATGTGCGTCGGTTGGGTGGTTCTTGCTTTATTTGCTGAAGGACTACTGAGACTAATTGGCGTCATTCCACCTTTACTGCCATGGCTCAAAATCACTTTGAACTAATAGGTATAGTTTTTTTGCTAGTCTTTGCTGCCACGATGTTCTATCAAGGAACGTGTATCTTAAGAGGACAACGTGGATATTCTCTTCGTGATTATATGAAACAAGACAGCAATAATATGCGTAAAAGAATAGAAGAACTATTAAAGGACAAATGACAGAGGAAGATTTAGAAGAATTGTTAAAAAGAGTTTTGCAACAAAAGATGAATGAACTTTTTGAAGAACCTTCTACATACGAGGACGAAGACGATGAATGACCGCATCTATACAGCACTCACAATCTTTGGTATAATAGGATTGTTAATCATTTGGTCCCTAGACCACGCATATATAAAATGATTTTTCACATCGTAGAAGCACTCGCAGCAAGTCCATTTTTCCTTTTCCTCTGCGGGTGCGGGTTGACAATCGTACCATTTGCTGGTATTATGCTTATACACCGAACTAAATAACGGTAAAACGGGGTGTAAGTCAGCGGTAGACGGCTTGCTTTGGGAGCAAGAAGACAGAGGTTCGATCCCTCTCACCCCGACTCATAAAATCACTTTATGAAAATGAACCAAGAAATCGAAAAACTTCCATCTTTTACAATTGAAGAGTTTCAAGCAGATTTTGATAATCTTATGAATAGAGTAGAAAACGGAGAAACACTACTCATTAAAAGTCAACACGGAAATGCAGTAATGGTTCCTTATAAAGAAGTGGTTAGTA